TTTATGTCTTGCAGGTAAAGCCTCCACAAAGCCTCTGAAGCCTCTGAGAAAGCCTCTCCCTTTCTTCTAGGAGAAGGTAGGGGCTTAGGCCTCTGGCCTCCCTATTTATTCAAAAAAAATGAGGAAGACTTTAAAGCTACTTTGGCAGTCTGTCAAGCTACTCTTGAGGATTTATAATATGAATCAATCATCATCTAGTGTTGATGTGATGAGTCAGATCCTTGAATTGTTTGAAAACATACTTGAGGTTTTGAAAACATTAAAAGACACAGACCTCTGCAAAGAAATTTACTGGGAACTAGGTGTGTTTAAACAAAAAATGTATGGAGTAATAGATAAGTGTAAGAGGGCAGTCAAGCATATAGATTTAAAGATGACTTATTTTAAAAAATCATCTGGGAACTACAACTTGGCAGCCACTCCAGATCTGGCAGCCAGCCCTCTGGTGGCCAGCCCTGTTTTGGCAGGAAGCCTAGACTTGGCTGACGCCCTAGAGCCACCCCCAGGGGGCAGTTTGGCACCAGATCAGTCCTGGGACTGTGACGAGGTTGACTCCTGCGGCGAGTGCCAGACCTTGCGTCAACAACTTTTTTTGGCTGAGAAACTCTGTTTTGTGGCGGGAGAAATTCAAACAATTGTGGCTCAAACTCCATCTTATGGCCTCAACTGAACTTCTAAAGGTAACTTTTTATTATTTTATAGGTTATGGGAGCTTTCCTGGCTGTTTTAGCTGAAGTTTTTGAACTAAGCAGTATTACTGGACTCTCTGTTGAAACTTTTCTCTCAGGAGAAGCCTTTGCCACTGCTGAGCTCTTAGAATCTCATATTTCTAACCTTGTTGTTTATGGAGGCCTAACAGAGGCTGAAGCCATCGCAGCAACAGAAATTTCTGCTGAAGCTTATTCTGCTCTAACATCACTAGAAGCTACTTTTCCCCAGGCCTTCACTGCCCTAGCTACCACTGAACTAGCTACAACAGGGACCCTAACTGTTGGAGCTGCTATTGCTGCTGCCCTTTACCCCTATTATTATGACCTTTCTGTCCCAATAGCTAATCTTGATAGAACAATGGCCCTCCAGATTTACTTCCCTGATTATGATATTGACTTCCCAGGGGTGAGAGCTTTGGCAAGATTTCTAAATTACATAGACCCTTATACTTGGGCCTCTGATCTTTATCATTCTATAGGGAGACATTTCTGGGAGAGAGTACAGAGATATGGACAGAATGTCCTTCAGCAGCAGCTAGAACAACAAACAAGAGCTCTAGCAGCAAGGGGGGTTCAGTCTGTGTCAGAGCTTATAGCCCAGTACTTTGAAAATGCTAGGTGGGCTATAACCTCCGGCCCTCAAACTTTTTATAATTCTCTTCAGGCCTACTACTCTGAGCTTCCAGGAGTGAACCCCATACAGGCAAGGGATCTCTATAGGAGACTGGGTGAAAATATGCCTCAGAGATATGGGATTAGTGCTGATGCTATAGCTGATCAGCAATCTGCTGAATATGTACATAGAGAGGGTCCACCTGGAGGTGCTGAGCAGAGAACAACACCTGACTGGATGCTTCCTCTAATTCTAGGGCTTTATGGTGAATTAACTCCAAGTTGGTCCCACACATTGGAGGAACTAGAAGAAGAGGAAGATGGCCCCAAAAAAAAGAAGCTCAGGAGGGACACCTAAATCTAGGCCTACTGAGGTCCCTAAACTGATTATTGCTGGAGGAATTGAAGTTCTTAGTGTGAGAACTGGACCAGACAGTGTTACCCAGATTGAAGCTTTTCTAAATCCAAGAATGGGAATGGATGCTACAACTGATTATTATGGCTACAGTGACAATGTAACTGTGGGGACAGAGTGGGACAATGATCATCCCCCCAGGCCTCAGCTGCCCTGCTACAGCATGGCTAAAATCCAGCTTCCAATGCTAAATGAGGACATCACTTGCAGTACAATTCTCATGTGGGAGGCTGTGAGTGTGAAGACAGAGGTTGTAGGGATCAATACCCTTACAAATTGTCACAGTTATCTTAAGAGGCAATTTGAGAATGATGGGGTTGGAATGCCAGTGCAAGGGGTCAACTACCACTTCTTTTCTGTGGGAGGAGAGCCCCTTGACATGCAATTTATCTGCAGTAATCACAGGACCACTTATCCACAAGGAACTAGTTTTCCTCTTGTCATTCCAAAGACAGCCAGTGCCCTGGACCCTAGCCTCAAAGCTGAACTTGTAAATGATAACACATTTCCAATTGAGGCCTGGTGTCCAGACCCAGCAAAAAATGAAAATTCCAGATATTTTGGCTCATGCAATGGTGGCCTCAGTACACCCCCTGTTTTGCAGTTTACTAACACTGTGACAACAATTTTGCTGAATGAGAATGGTGTGGGACCCCTTTGTAAGGGGGACAACCTGTTTCTTGCTGCAGCTGACATTGTGGGATTTGCTATTCAGCCTAATGGCCACACAAAATTTAGAGGCCTACCCAGATATTTTAATGTGACCTTGAGGAAGAGGGTTGTGAAAAACCCCTACCCAGTCAGCAGCCTGCTGAATACTTTGTTCAGCAGAATGCAGCCCCAAATCAGAGGTCAGGACATGCAGCAGCAGGTTGAGGAAGTGAGGGTTTATGAGGGGACAGAGGATATTCCTGGGGACCCAGATATGGTGAGATATAGAGATCAATTTGGGGAAGAGCACACTGAAGTTCCTGGCAATCATAATTAACCATGTACACAGTTTGTTAATAAATGCATACACTTTATTCAGAAGTACTGGCTTGAGTATTTTGTTCCTCTGAGAATATACCACTATCTTCTTGCACATCATCAGGGGAAGAAAGAATGCATTTACCAGCCTTACATTGAACAAGCATATCAAATATTTTCCCATCAGATACCTCCTCCTGTATTCTCTGCTTCCAATAAGTAACTCTTTCATGGAGTTCACTAGCAAAATCAGTAACATCACAGTAATAAACAAGTAGCAGCAATAATGTACATCCATTTTGTAAAACTCTATGTCTATTTAAGGCCTCTGTTTTTCTAAGGGAAAGCCACAGATTTGGATGAAAGAGAAATCTGAGGGTCTTACAAAATCTAACCTTCAGAGTCATGGGGAAATTATACTCATTGGCTGTAACAATACCTGGGGGAAATATCTGGGTTTTCTTATTGAGGTGTTTTTTTTCAAGATTAACTTTGACAGCTCCATCAAGGTAGTCTCTGAGATTATCTAAGTTACTAATTCCTTGACCAGGTGGAAGCTTCTTATTATCACTTTGCTGCCCCTTCACATCCTCAAAAACAACAGTGAACTGATCAATAGCAACACCAAGCTCAAAGCTAATCTTTTCAAAAGGCATATTAACATTTAAGGACTTTCCCCCACACAAATCCAATAGAGCAGCAGCAAAAGTAGTTTTTCCAGTATTAACAGGCCCAGTAAAAAGCCAGTACCTTTTTTTGGGGATATTATGTGTTACACACTCTAAATAGTCCCAGATAAGTTGCTTCATTTCAGGGAATAAACAGTCAAACCAACAGACCCCAGCCATATAAATTTCTAAAGTTACAGAACCTCTACTGTTAAACATAGTCTCCATCTTATCAAATAATTTTAGGAACCTAGCAGAGAGTTGTTGTTTCCTACTTAGCTGGGCACAATCAACTCTTCTTTTGGCAATAACACCATCAACAGCTTGTTGACAAATACTTTTCTGATTTCTGCATTCTAAAAAATGCAAGGCATTTTCTCTATGCTCTTTGTGAAATTTATAATGATCTGTTATTAGTTTCTCATCACATTTTTTACAGAGATCTAAGGGTTCAGCAAATTCCTTATAGAGGCCAATTAATAAATGCAAATCATCACACATTATCTCAAGGGCAAACTCAGCAAGCAGTTTCCAGCTAACATTTTTTGCAGCTTCCTCAGGGTTATCAAAAAACTCAGCCCCCAACCCACCTTGAATAGACTCCTCTAAAACAGCATAAGGAGGATTACAGAGACAGGTATAACAAGGATACTCTTTTATAACACCCTTAACAATCACAAAACTGACACTACATAAAGCTCTACAATAATTTAAAACAGCTGAAACTCTATGTCTATTTGATGTGATCAAAAAAATAAAACCATCATCCCTTTTGTGCCTAGAAATGAAGGTGGGCTTATACTTGTCAGAGAGTTTTTTATAGAGGAATGAGCTTTTCTCCAAAGTAGTGTAGACAAGAAAACAGTTCAAAGTCTTATTGCTAAAGATTGCTTGACTTAAGAATTCTGTTAAATCTTCAGGTATGTCCCCCGGGGTAGTATTTTCTTTTTTCTTCTTAGGTGGAGTAGCCTGGGACCCTGATGGTGAGTCTTCATCCTCTGCCTTTCTTTTGTTAGGGGACGGAGGATCATCTTCAAACTCTGTTTCATGACAAAATAGATCAAACTCTGAATTAAATTCTTTCCACCACTCTTCCCACTCAGGTGTGCCATAGGTAGGAATCTGGAAAATAAAGAGGCTTACCTTAGATTTTTAAAGCTGTAAACTGAATATTTCCAATGATGCCTATCCAGCTTTTTAATATAAACCAGCAATCTTCCAAGCCAAACCATTGCAGGTAACACTCATAGCAGAGGCATTCTCCCCAGCATTTAGGCTTTCCTCGAGGCCTTTGCTTTTGCATATGATGCTGTCTCAACATACAATAAATGCAAGAACAAGGCACCTTCTCTATATTACATTTAAACCAGTCACCAAAAATTTTAAATTTATCAGTAACACAGACCTGAGAGGTGGAAAAGCCTTCTTCAGTATGCAAAGGTGGTAAGCATTCTTCCAATCTTTTGTACAAGGAGATCAGCTCCTTAGCCATCTCAGGGTCCCCTCCTTTATCAGGGTGCATAACTTTACACCTCTGCAAAAAAGCCTTTCTCATTAAAGGAAAATTTCCATATTGTTCTAAGGGAAGCTTAAGAAGCTCCATAAGCTTAACAGATTCTTCCCTGCTTAATTTGTGATCCAT